AGGTCTTGACCAATTGTTACGTTTGATGGAAGACCAATCGTAACCGCGCCAGCAGAAGATGAAACTTCAACTTCATTTGCAGTACCAGTAAGCGATGTTACCGCACTAGAAGAAAGATCGTTTACCTGACTAGCAGCAATGCTGATTTGATTTTGTGTAGCTGCAGTTAAACGTCCTTGAGCATCTACGGTAAAAGATTGAGTTGTGTTTGCATAACCGTATGATCCTGCGGTAACAGTGGTGTTAGCCAGGTCCAGGGTAACAGCACCAGATGTGCCGCCGCCACTAAGACCAACTCCTGCTGTAACTGATTCAATATCGCCAGCATCATTTGTAAAGCTAATAACACCAGTTGAAGAGTTGTAAGCAAGGTCTCCAGCAACGCTAATTTGAGCTCTTGTGTTTGCGGTAAAGTCAGCAACCTGGCTAGCAGTAATGCTGATAGATGTGTTAGAAGCCGCTGTAAGGCGTCCCTGAGCGTCTACGGTGAACGTAGCCACTGAATTAGATAAACCATAGCTCCCAGCTGTTACAGCCGTATTATCGAGGTTTAAAGTAATTGTGTCAGTTGCGCTTGCTACTGAGCTTAGGCCAGTGCCACCACTAATAGTTAAGGTGTCACTACCAGAAGTAATTGTTTGATTTGAGCCAGAGTCACCCGCAACTGCAAATGATGTTGCAATATTAGCAATCGTGTTGCTAACATTTGATATTGCATTGTCCGTGTAAGATGTGGCGTTTGAATAAGCAGTGCTTACATCTGTGTTGCTTGCAATGTTTACATATGTTGTTCCATCATTGGAAAACTGCCACTTATCTGTTGTCTCATTCCAGCGAAGTTCAACATTATTGCTATCGCCACGCTCAACTTCAATTCCCGCATCTGCTGATGGCGAACCAGTTACACTTGAATTAAGAAGAACTTTATTATCTTCAATAGCAAGTGTTTCTGTGTTTAATGTTGTTGTATTACCCTGAACGGTAAGGTTTCCAGTGACAGTAAGATCTTGGCCAATTGTAACATTTGAAGGAAGTCCTACGGTTACAGCACCATTTGCTGAAGAAACTTCAACTTCATTTGCGGTTCCAGTAAGTGAAGTAACTCCTGCACTTGCAAAACTAATAACGCCAGTCGAAGAGTTATAGGCTAGTTCACTGCCAGATGCACTTATTTGTGCTCTTGTATTTGCAGAAAAATCTGAAACTTGGCTAGCAAGAATGCTAATCGCTGTATTAGCTGCAGCGGTTAAACGACCTTGAGCATCGACGGTATAATTTGGTATCGTGTTTGCGTTGCCATAAGAGCCTGCTGTTACTGCGGTGCTGTCAAGGTTGAGGGTAATCGTATCGGTGTTTGAAGTTACCGAACTAAGACCTGTGCCACCTAAAATGCTAAGTGTATCTGAACCAGAAGTAATTGTTTTGCTTGTCCCAGAATCGCCAGCAACTTCAAATGAAGTAGCTACGTTTGCAACCAAGTTAGCGGCATAGCTTTCTGCTGCAGTTTGGGCAGACGAGGCTGCACCGAAGGCATCAAATGTATTTGCCGTTACCGCTATTGTTGGAGTAGAACCTTCACCGCTATTATTAGAAAGGGTAATTGCCGTTCCAGCCACTAAGCTAGAAACATAATCGCCAATCGTATCAGTTGAAAGATTTACTGCATCGTTGATCCAAGCTGAACCGTTATAACGGAGGAAGTCTCCGTTAGCTGCATTTGAGAGGGTAACGTCGCCAAGATCATCAATTGAACCAATTGTAATAGTGGAGCCAGCAACTGCTGCATAAACGCCAACTCTAACCGAGCTTGCTGACGGTGCAGCTGAGAAATCAAGAGTAACTGTTCCAGTTGTTGTGGCTTCCCAACGAACATCAATCACTTCATATGGACTTGCGGCATTGCGCGCAACAACTACAACGTCTCTTGTTCCCAAGGAGTGATTAATTGCGAATGTAGTAGTTGTGCCATCGCCAATAGTTGAAGTGTAAACTGTACCAGCTAGACCAGTGTCTGCATCGGGTGCGAACTTAGTCCCATCAAATTTTAATACCTGGTTAGTGGTAGCTCCAGTTGTATCAATTTCAATTCCGTCAACAAATAGAGTTGAAACATTTGCCTGAGTGGTTTGTATAGTCGAAGGAAGAGATAACGTGTAAACACCCGAAGTAGCGTTTGCTGTTACTGAAACTTGGTTTGCTGTGCCAACAACATTGGAGATTAAATTAACTCCGTATTATTGCATTAGCTGTACTGTTTTTGTAGAATAATTTACCATCAGCTACGTTGATAGCCAACTCTCCAAGTACGAGCGAAGCTGGCTCTTGGGTTGTTGTATCTGACCTCTTGAGAAGTAGCGTATTATTTACGCCAAAAATTGAACCACTGAAAGCCATAGTTTCCTCTTTCTATACAGAAAATCTTAAATTATAGTAATATAATACTACCACTTTTGAAGTGGACATGTAGAGTTTTTTAATTTAGTTTTTATTTTCATAAAACAACCACATTTTTTACATTGTTGAGTTAATTTAATATAAAAATCACATTGTTCACATATTCTTAACCTATTTTGTTGAATATGTGTTTGATCAAAAACTTCCATTTACTTAAACGATGGTGGGAAGTAAGGTGGGAAGAAAGGTGGGAAAAACGGTGGGAAGAACGGTGGGAAAAACGGTGGGAAAAAGGGTGGGAAAAAGGGTGGGAAAAAGGGTGGAAAAAACGGTGGGAAATATGGCGGAAAGAATGGTGGGAAGAATGGCGGAAAATATGGTGGAAAGAACGGGCTAACTATAGAATAATCTATAGTAGTCCCGATGGGAACGACAGAAGCATCAGTTACAGCTGTGGCAACTGTGTCAAGAAGTGGGTTGCCAGGAATACTAGTTGGTATGCTGGTCACATTGCCAACGACAAAACCTGCACTAGTTATTGTTGTGTTAGCATTTGCTTTAGGTGTTCCGACTTGCTAGAGTAGGTTTAGGTGCTTTTCTTGAACCTGTTTTATCTCCACTTGACATAAATTATGCTTTCAAATCTCCGATAGCCAACCAGCTATTGTTTCCTAGTTTTACTAGTGTAGCAGAAGACCACTGTGCTCGCAAGTTGCGACCTGGAGTAGCATTTACGGTTACTCCAGCAGCCCCTCTAAGCTCTACTGTTCCTGTTCCTTTTGACAAAACAGTAATTTGATCTCCAGTATTAAGAATGTTTGGCACTGTGACGACCGTGGTTGAAGCACTATTAATTGTTACCATTTTTGCCAAATCTCCAGCATCTAAAGTATACGCTCCAACTTGATCATTAAAAATAATATTAAAGTTAGATGTTGCTGGTCCGCTAGCTAGCTTAGAGTAGTTAATAGTGTTTGAAGCTATCATGGAATTTGTAACAGTATTAGCTGGTAAAGTCACAGTGCCAGTAAAAGTTGGGGAAGCTATCGGAGCATAATATGTGCCAGCTTGACCGTTTAAGTATTGTGTATTGAGGTTGGAAACCAGTGTTGTTGAAGCTATCACCAAAGGTGCTGAACCAGTTGCAACTTTGCTTTCAAAAGTGTTAGCAACAACATCGCCATCAGCGTATGATGCGTGTGCTGTATTAATTGGATGAGTTGGCTCAATAGTGAGACCCTTAAAGAATTTAAACTTATGTCCGTCAGATGCGTCACTAAATAAACCTGCATGTCGATAGGTGCCATCATTATAGTTCCCAGCAAAACCTAGATCTGGGTCACTAGGAGTGGCTCCGTTATTTAAATAAATAAATGGATCTTCAATAGACAAACTTGTTTGATTAGTCGTTACAAGCGAACCTGAAACATTTATATTTCCATCAACTGTTATATCCCCAGTAGTTGTGACCGTATCAAAAGTAACATTAGAGTTTGTATTGACTGCTTGACCTATAGAGATCGTTGGCGTTGAATTTTCTCCAGAATTATTAGAAAGTGTAATTCCGGTTCCTGCAACGAGTGAGGATACATAGTCGCCAGTTGTATCAGTTCCTAGTGCAACAGAGTTGGCTGATATTGCGGCGGTTAGCGTTGCATCGCCAAGGTTTGTTAAAGTTGCTGAACCAGTTAAATCTCCAGCTAAAGTAATCACAGGAGAGATGCCAGTAATAGTTGGACTTGTAAGTGTTTTTTGTGTTAGGGTTTGATTATCATTCAATGTTGCAACAACCGAGGTGTTAACAGAAAATGTTGGAGTAGCACCTGCTGCACCTGAGTTATTTGATAATATAATTCCACTTCCGGCTTCAACTGATTTCACATAAGCACCAATTGTATTAGTGCCCAATGCTATGTTCGATGGCATGTCAACAATATCGGGCACCCAGTTGCTCGACGTTTGGTTCCACCTTAAATAATGACCATTTATTTTACCTGTTGTGTCAACGTCGTTTAAGTCATTCACACTCAAAGACCCTGCTGTAGCAACGTTGTCATCTGCTGGGACAAATCTTCCCAATAAAGAACTATATTTTAATACTTTTCCATCTGACGCTCCAGTTGGATCAATTCCAAAACTATTTACTGACAAGTTTGTTGTATTTACGTCAGTTGCGTTATAAACATTTCCTGTAAGATTTCCAGCTAAATCACCTGTAACATTTCCATAAAAATTTTGTGCTGTTACTGATACAAAATTTGGGGTAGCACCTGTGCTAACTGATTGACCTATAGAAAGTGTTGCATTAGATCCAACAGCACTGTTGCTGTCAAATTGTATCTCTACTCCAACGCCAGCGTACAAACGACTTACATAATCTCCGCTAGTTTGGACTCCCAAAGTAACGCTTTCTGGAAGTAAGTAGGCGTCTAGTGTGCCATTTTGCAGATTAGCTAAAGTTACATTACCATATAAATCCCCACCCAAAGTTATTTTTGGAGAAACTCCAGTAAAAGTTGGAGTAGCTAAAGTTTTATTTGTTAAAATTTGACTATCATTCAACGTAGCGACAACCGAGGTGTCTACCGCAACAGCCGCTGAAGAACCTTCACCAGGAGTATGTGTAACTGTAATACCATTGCCACTAGTTACATCCGAAACAAAATTTCCAGTAGTGTCAGTGCCAAGGTCTACCGCGTCGTTAATCCAAGCTGAACCATTGTATCTTAAAAAATCACCATTGGCAGCAGAAGATATAGTTACATCTGATAAATTTTCTATAGTTGTAGATTCAGAAGTAAGTGAAGTTGATATAGAAATGCTTGACGAACCATCAAAAGATGCAGAACCAGTCACTGGACCAGTTAATTGTATTGTTCTGGCGGTAGCTAATTTTGTTGCGGTGTCTGCGTTGCCGGCTACGTTACCTACTACGTTACCGGTTAAAGTGCCGGCAACATTAGCAGTTATATCATTTCCTTCGCCAATTATATTATAAAATGTTGTTCCGTCGTTTGTGAACTGCCACTTGTCTGTTGATTCGTTCCAGCGCAATTGAACGTTTGTTGATGTGCCACGTTCGACTTCAACACCTGCATTGAGACTAGGAGACCCGGTAGTCCCAGTATTTAAAACTATAATATTATCTTCTATTAGAAGAGTTTCGACATTTACCGTTACCGTTGAACCAGATACGGTTAAGTCTCCACTTATAACAACATTTTCTGCTGTAGATATATCGCTATTATTTTTTACCCAAGATAAAGATGTAGAAACTATCGTGTTAGATTCATTTACATAATACAATAAATCATTAGTTGGATCTAAGGCTATTTGCCCTTTTACTAAATTTGGTATTGTCATGAAAACCTTTCCTAATTAAAAGGTTCCGCCGTCAAATGTTAGATTGTCTATAGAACCACCGGTGATGGAAACGTTATTCGAATTTTGCACTGCAATTGTTCCAAGACCTAATGTGGTTCTAGCTGTAGATGCATCTGCGTCATCAACAAGACTTCTTCCAAATGTGGTAAAAGTTGCAAGAGCCGCTGTATTCGCTCCAGTAAAATAAGGAATTTTATCGGCTTCAGATGTTAAGCCAGCAATTGCTGCCAACTCTGGATCGTAAGCTTGTACGTTTGTGCCAATTACTAAACCTAAATTAATTCTTGCATTCGCTGCATCTGTTGCTCCAGTACCACCATAAGATACACCTACTGTGGTGCCATTCCAAGTGCCTACAGTGATTGTGCCTAATGATGTCAAGCTTGAGTTAACAACACCAGAACCAAGAGTAGTATTACTTAATACTGAAGTCCCATCAATTTTATAAACTTTACCTGATGCTATATCTATATGCTCTGACGATGTCCAAGAATCTGTTGAGTCAACCCAGTTGAATGTTTTATTCGTATCACCAAGAACAGTGATACCAGCACCATCTGCTGTTGTATCTGTTGGAGATGCTGTGTTAGATAAAACTATATTCTTATCTTCAACCACTAAAGTTGCTGTATTGAGCGTTGTTGTATTGCCGTTAACAACCAAATCGCCTGTTACAGTAAGATTATTTGGTATAGTTACATTTGACGGAAGACTTAAAGTTACCGAACCATTCGATGCGGAAACAGAAACTTCATTAGCTGTCCCGGTCAAAGAGATAACACCTTGGTTTGTTATAGTTATAGTGTCTGTAGCACTAGCTGCAGTGGTTATTCCAGTTCCACCAACAATTGTAAATGTGTCAGCTCCACTGGTTATTGTTAAATTAGAGCCAGTATTAGCAGCTACAGTAAATGAAGTAGCAACTACACCAATTGCTTGATCTACATATAATTTAGTAGCTGCATGCGTGTTTGCAGTTGGTGTTGGAACTATTACTGTTCCAGAAAAAGTTTTATTACCAGATATTGTTTGATCTGTTCCAAGCGTAGTATACGCACCGTAACCAGCAATAGCGATTACAGAAGTTGCAGTCCCACCAGCCCCACCAGTTCCAGTTCCATAATAAAGGGTATTGTCGGCTTCGTTAAACGCTAATTCAGCGTTCTCAAGACTCCCTGGGGCACCTGCTGCTCCAGCGCTAGACCTTCTTTTAATCCTTAGAGTATTAGCCATTTTTAAAAATTCCCTCCATCAACAAGATTGGACTCCGCATAATTAATCCATTGAGAGCCGTTATATCTTAATACTTGACCACTCGCAGCTGAGCTTATAGTAACATCTGTCATTCCATTTAAAACTGATTGAGTTGAAATATTTGTTTCTGCCGCAATGATTCTATCTTTAACAGTAAGATGAGAACCTGCTGGGTTGATTCCCAAAACAGTTTGCATTCCTTCTACTGCATCGTTTAAATCTGTATGTTGCTGGTGATGTGGTACTGTAATTGAATTTAACGTATCATTAGCTGTTGGGTTTACAAAATTATCTAATGATGATGGGTAATTTGTTGCCATAAAAACTCCTAAATAGAAAGTATTTTAGTATTTGAATCACTCCAAATTATAGTAACAGGAGTGTTGCTATTGGAGCCGATAAATGGTAAACCACTTGAATTATCTATAAAAAATATTAACTTTGAATTAGAATCTGAAGTTCCACTTTGATACAAAACTACTGCATCAAAAGACTGCCCGTTGTAATCGGCCATAGAAACATTGTCTGCATCTAATACACCCAAAGAGTTAACTACATTAGTCATATTGCTTGATCTTTTTTTTATAGCGCTCGCTGGTATATCTGATATATGTTGATCTAAATTTTCGTTTGGCGCATATAAAGATTTGTCTACAAGAAGAACTTTTAAATTATTTGAACTTAAATTAAATTCACCATTTAATAAAGATTCTTTAGCTTTTTTATATATAAAATTTGCCATATTAAATTCCAATATCTTTAGATATTTTAATTCTATATTTATAACCTTGTTCAAAATAATCTTTATCAGGAGTAAAGTACGATGGAGTTGCATCAAGTGAAGGGAAATCAATATACACTTCTGCCTTCCATGAATGGGTACTTACACTCGTCGCAATATTTTCCCACCTAGAAGGACTTTTTTGGATTTTCTTTCTTTGGCATAAAAAATATTTATTATTCAAAAAGTTTGAAGCTGGTTTTTCATTAAATGTTACAGTTACTCTTCCATAATTGTAATCATTTGATAAATAAAAATCACCGTCAATCGGGTCAATATTGTCTATATAGAATAAAGGATTTTTAGCTATAATATTATAACTAATGTCTACTTCTGTTCTTATCGATTTATCTTCAATTAGAACAGGAATAATACCTGGATCTACAAATTCTTTATCTGATGGGGTGGCTGAAGAAACATATGTAAACTTTACCGTTTCATATGGCACTATAGACCCAGCTGAGTCTACAATGTTTTCAATTCTTATAAAATAAGATTGACCATCAATTAAATTAGCTTTCCAATAAAGACTTATAATTCTAGAAATCTGATTATAATCTTTTATTGTATTAATTATTTCAAATGGAGCGGTGACCTGTGCCGGGGTAGCTGCATCTGTATAGACTTTAAAGTTTTCATTTTTTAATGAAGATATTTTTACTGTTCTACCAAACTTTATAGATGCACTGTACGCATTTACTTTAGCTTGATCGATGAGAAATAGGGCCACAATTATTCTCCAAAATTATTAACTAGTATCAATAGTAATAAACAAAACGTAAATATGAAAATAGGGGGTGGAGATTTCTCTCACACCCCCCATTCTCTAGGGATTCGTAACTATAACTAACCCTAAGGTTTTTTGTTATACTGTAATATCGTTGGTAACCTGAACTTCGTAGTTACGAGCAAGGTTAACGTTTCTAGCAACAGTGATACCTTCACCGTCACCAAGCATTACGATATCATAACGTTCTTTCATCTTCATCTGACGAATGTCACGAGTTGGATCATCAAACTGATCTGTGCTCATTTCATCCTTGACAAGGAGGGTACCCACTTCGTTGCGGTCAATCAAGAACACGTCAGACTTAGCTGGCGTTGCACCCGACTTTGCAGTGAAGCTTACGAATGGTGTAACAATTACATTCAGACCCATTGGGGCTGTCGAATTGAGTGCACCACTTGGTGAGTCTGGACGGTAGCCCCAGCTTGTGTTAACAGCTGCAGCGGATCCACCAGTGTGGAAAATTGCATCCTTCAAGAATACCGACCACATCAATGGGTGGAGGATAAAGTCTGTTGGGACATGATTTTCTGCCATCAGAACAGCAGCCATGTCGATAACATCATCCCAATGAAGAGTGTCGTTGAACGCGCCATCGATCCCTCTACCGGTTGTGCTATCGTAACCGCCACCAGCGTTGTCGAACACAATTGTTGCTGCGTCCTTGAAACGACTGAGGGCAATTTGTTCCTTCAAACGGGCCATTGCACGACCTGCTGCGCGAACATGAAGACCTACAATGTCCCAAAGGGAGTCTGCGATGACTTCCTCTGTGAAGGAGAGCTTAACGCCCTTCTTCGAGACTTTGCCTTCAATCTGCTTAGCAAATGCGAGTGCCTGTTCTGGGTACTCTTGTCCTTCTGGAATTTCTGCTGCTTGAATTGCGTTTACGGCTGGAAACTCCAAGGAGCGTCCTTTTCCTAGTCGCACTGTTGATAATAGTGGAGTCACGAGTAACTGTGGCTCTGCTGCTTCTCTAAGTGTACGAGAGATGACCTTAGGAAAAAGTGCTGCTGCATCTGGTGATGCAAAAGCCTCTTTGATGGTCACTCTATTGTTTTCGTCGATGTGCCCATCCTCGGTTAATACAGTCTCCCATGCTGGGAGACCCGAGAGGAGCTCTTGGATTGTCTTACTCATCTTAGGATCTTTCCTCCTGCTATTGTTTCTTAAAGTGTGAGATTGACGCGGAATGCACCAATCACATTTGTAACGTCCAAGTTAGAACGTATACCCAATTTACCCGAGAATGAACCCGAGCGTGTAAGCTCGTATACAGTCTTCAAAGCACCTGGATCTGACGGCAATTGCATGTAGGACAGAAGACCATCATCAAAGTTGGTTGCAAACTGTTCTACTTCGATAACCTTACCAACCTGGAGGTAAGAATAAACGTCAGACGAATTAAGGAAATCCGCTGCCGCTGCCTTAACTGGACGTCCCATGCTATCCGATCTTACGAGCGAACCAACAGTTACGTCAGCGTTCAATCCACTAACCATTGGGTACTCTACGTAACCATGGGTAATGAAACCTGCACCTTGTGATGTACCCTTATCGAATGGACGATAGAGGTCATACTGTGCTACACCAATTGGAATAGAGCGAGCAGGCACAGTTACTGTGTCAGTTGCGCCCGATGAATAGTTTGGCGTTGCGCCATTCATTGGATCCCAGCTTGTTGGCATGTTGTCGCCATAAGCCTTAGATGATGATGTACCGTTTGCAGGGACAACGCGTGCGTCGCCATTGCTATCAGCAATTACCGAAAGGATTGTTCCCTTGGTGATTACTACTTCAAAACGATCATCTTCTGAATCTGTGTACCAGGTTGGAAGACCTGGGTGTGTGAGCAAGTAGGCTGCAGGTGCGATACCCTGCGAAACTACAAAGCGACCAGCACCGGTTTTGGTGCCAACTTTACGAAATTTTGCTAAACTCATTTAAGTTATCTCCTTAAGATATTATTTTTTTTAAAGTTTACGACGGCCCATAAGAGCATCTACAAAGATGTCCTCAAGTGGTGTTGACTCTACTGTTTCTTTTTCTTCGTCTTTTCTATCGAGAGTTATGACACCTGTCTCATTCTCGCTAGCTTCGATTTCAGAATTAATTTCTGGCAAGTTTGCTTTTGCTTTTTTGGCTGCTGGCATACCTGCAAGATCTCTTAAAGAATCAGCTAAAGAAGAAGCTGTACGCTTAACGTGGTCAGCTACTAATGCTTCTCTAGCTTCGTATGATTCAATACCAATTGTAATCTTTGCATCAACAACTCTTTCTGCAAGAGTTCTATGTAATGCACTTCTAAGCTTCTGGTTTTCTTCTTCAAGAGCCTGAAGTTTATTGACTGAATCATCAGCATTTTGCTCAGGGGCAACTTTTTCACCAGTGAGCTCTGCTTCTGTTCCTTCAGTATCTTTATTTTCTTCAGAAATTTCAGCTTTAACAGAATCAACAACTGCTTCTTCACTCTGTTCTTCTGTTGCATCTGCAACTTCTGTAGAATCTTGTTCTGCGGCTGGTGCTGCAGAAGCGATCTGTGCTTCAAGTTCAACTATGCGGGCTTTAGCTTTTGCTAATTCGTCATCTGACTCAACTGCGACTAGTTCTTCTTGTTCTTCAAGAGGTTTTACTTCTTCTACTTCAGCTTTTGCTGATTCGTTTGCTTCGTCAGCTACTTGTTCTGCTGATTCCTCTTCCTTAGAAGCGCTCGCCAATGTTGAAAGGTCTTCGCTAAGTTCTTGAGCGACGGCGAGGATGTCTTCATTCACTGCAGTATCATCCATTTTAAGATTCTCCTCATATTTTTTCTCAATAGAGTCTTCATTAGATAGTAATGAAGCCTCTTCGTTAATTACATTTTCACTCTCTTGGACAGCCATCGCACTAAGGAATGCTCCTTTAAGATGCAGGTAAACTGGTCTTGATTCTTTTTTCTTCATATTTTTAAACATTGATTCATTTTCATTTATTGAAACAATATCATCATTGTCCATGTGCAGGACAAAAGCTGAGCTTCTAGCAACCCAGTTCTCTGAGTCGGCAACTGGTGCTTTGCCCTCTACAGGCTTAGAACCTCTTACCCCAGATCTTTGATCTGCTGGTTGGTTAACAAATGAATATTCTTTAAAGGAAATGTCTTGCATATCAACAAAAGCCATTTTGCCCTTGTAGATTTTGCCTCTTTTAAATTTAGCAACGTTTGGTTTGCCGCTTGCGTCTTCTGATGCTAGATCATCGCCAGATATCGAACAAACAGCTTTGCCCGCTCTTCCACCCACGGAACCGGTCATATATCTTTTATCAGCTATTTTTTGTGCAGCAACAGGGTCGGTCACGGCAATCTGCAAACGGACAAAAGACGAACCATCTTCTTCTTTGTCCATTCTTGCGGCCATAACACGACCAATTGGCTCAGAATTAAGATCATGGTTAAGGATGATAGGCTTAGGGTATGGCTCGACCCAAGACTGGAGAGCCTTTTCTAATTCTATTGCTGAATAGTTATTGTAGTTAGCTGTTAATCCGCTCATGTATAGCGGCAACTTCGATTATAAGCCCTTGCTTATTATCAAATGATTCCATAAAATTATAGTTGGAATCAGAGAACTTGGGCATTTCTATCGTGAAATTTTCTACAAAGTCAAAAGCCATTATTTGTTCCTTTATTACTGATCAGCTATATAGTAAATTTGTTTTTATAAGATTAAACAATCTTATATGAATATATCATAGTTTATCAAACTTGACTAGTTTTAATACTACTCCTATTATTGGATTTTGTCAAATAATTGTTAAAACCTGTTACCTTTATTTTTATTCATAATCACTCTCTCCAAAGTTGGAGTAAAGTAATCCTAGACCCAGAAGTAACTTCTGTAATGCCATGATAATTTAAGTTTGAATTAAATATTAGTGCTTGTCCCGCTTTTAGTTTTATATCTATATCGATATTTGGTTTTTCCATTGTTCCACTAAGATAAAATTGCGTATGACCGCCCTCATAGTTATCATTCATGCATATAGCTGAAGTATGCAAAACTCTACTCCCCCCATAATCTAAGTTATTGCCGTCACTATGCACACCGTGTATTTGTCCAGTCATTTGGGTTTTGATTACGAAACCTGGATTTGGGAATGATGGGATAACAAGTTTTATTCCTGTCATTAATGAGTAATGATTTGTCAGTCGGGAATATATAGACCCAAGGACAGACGTTAATAAAAATCCGCTAACAGTAGCTGATTCATTTACCGAATAAGTTTTGAATTTGTTTTTATCTGTTTCTGATGGAATATTTGATTCAAGTTTATCTAACTGTTCCATAAAAGCAGAAGCAAGTCTTTTACTAAATAATTGACCGAAATATATTCCTGAACCAACAGGACCTATTTCCTTAAGCACGTGTTACACCAAAACTTGACTAGTTTTAATATTACCCCTATTGTCTCCGTTTACTAGATAATGCTGGTACATATCTCTAGACATTAGATGTGGAGCATAGATGTAGGATGCGCTATATAGTTTATAGCCTTTTTCTGTGGCGTTTTTTGCCCAACCAAGATCTTCACCCTGTTTATGGAATTGATAATCTACATTATTGTAAACATCTTTAGACATCATTTTTGCGGCCATAATAATATCTGATTGGAAATATTCCCCTAAAGGATACTTTTCTTTTCTATAAGCTATATTATGTTCCTCATCCTTCCAGCTCATTACGCTGGGGAATCTTGTGTCCACTGGAGTCATAAACATCAAAGGTGACACTGCATCTGCCCCGTCTTTAATGTGTGCTATCAATAATTCTATTGTATTTGGATTTTGCAGCAAGATGTCAGAATCTAAACTCAAATAAAAATCTGGCTGATACTCTCTTACTCTTTGAAGTATTGAATTTCTTAAAGACACCATATTATGATATTTGGACATAGTCCATTGTCTTCCGTTATTCTCATGTTCAAAATGAGGTATATCTTTTCTCTCATTAATCTCAAAAGTTTGGAATCTTTTGTCTAATCTTTTCCAAGTTAATAAAGAGTTAGTAGTTTCAAAATCATCAGGTGATGTTTCAAAAATCAAACCAACATCGTTCATGTCAATGGATTGATTAATAATACACCTAATCCATTCCGGAAGAATCCAATCTCTTTTATAAATTGGACAGCCAATTATTAATTTCATTTTTCTTCAGTTTGTACTTTTTCTTCTTTTACATCAGCCTTTTTTGCTGCTGGCTTTTTTTCTTCTTTTACTTCTTCAACTTTAGGTTCAACAGCTTCTTCTTCTGTTGCCGAGTCGTCTTCTGTTTCAATTAGAAGATCAAATGCTTCCATGAAAGTATCGATTATTTCTGTTAGAACCTTCAAAGCAAGTTGTTGTTGATTATTGGCAACTGCCTTCTTGAATCCTTGAACAGCGTCTTCTTCTAGCAAGAACTGCTTGCTAATCTCTGAATTAATTATTAAGCCCATCATCATCCTTTGGAATATCTGACATTAAGTCATCTGTCTCTATGACAGTATACTCTTTTTCCAAAAGATTTTCAACTACTGACAACCAACTTAAATCATCTGCTCTTCTAATATTTGGAGATGTTCTTGTACCTTGTTGATTTGTTGGTCTAATAATGTTACCTGGTCCTTTTGTATTATTTGGCAGGTTTGTAGACTTAGGTTGCTTTGGTGGTGCAGTCTGCGTGGTTCCACCACTTGCTGAAGTTTTAGTCACTGCACTCTGCTGAGGGGCTACAGCGGCTTGAACGTCTGCTTGGTGAGTTGCTATATCCATTTGGATTCTAGCTTGTATAGCGCCAAACAGTTCTGACTCATCAATTTCTGGATCAAGGCCTAATTCTTTTCTAGTTTCAGACAAAGAAATAATAGAGTTAGTATATTTCTGTATTACATGCGTTTCTTTTTTAACTTGAGTGTCTACGTCAATCTCATTAAACTTAAAGTAACAACGGTCTGACACCCCATCATCAATTGGGTTCTTAATCGGGTCAAAACCACCTTCAAACAATAGTTCGTTAAAAATGTTAACTCTAACAATTTCAGCGAATTGTTTTTGGTACTGTTTGATCTTGTCATAAAGAGCTATATCTAATCTATCTGTTACAGATCTATTGCCACCATTCATCATCATACCAAGGTGATGTGGAGCTAAACCTAAACCAACAGCAACTCTTTCCTTAAAGTGTTCAAGATAATTTGAAGCGTCAAGTAATTGATTGCCTGATGCAACAACTTCAATATCATGTCTAAACGGAAGTATTAGACCACCTTCTGTTCTGAGGTTTTCAATTTCTGCTGCAGCGCGTGATATTTCTTCTGGCTCTGCTGGTTGCTCAGCTGTTCCAATTTTGTATTTATAAAGAGGGAATAATTCTCTGTGAACAAGATTTTGAATATCTTCTTCTAATTGTCTTAGGGCGATTACGTCATCCAAGACGTTTGTTAAAAACGGCGTACCAAAAGCTCTGCCGGCTTTTTTGTCAAAATGAAGATGGATAACTCTATCTGCTGACCAAACTGGAGTTTTAACAGAAGGAGAATAAGTTAAAGGGTCAGTTCTTTGCTCATATGACTTAGGCCTATTGTATCTATCTCTAAGAATTCTTACTTGTTCTGTCGGGATTAAATAGTATCCTATTACTGTTTGTTCAGCTGAAACTGGATTTAACTTATCTGGAAAATATTCAGAAATATCTCCTCTAGCTTTAACTACAAAACAGTTAGCGTACTTAAAGAGTTGATCGGAAACTTCTATTAAGAAGTCCAAAAATGGTCTCTTCATGGTCATTTCCAAGAAGTCTATTCTTTGATACAGATAAGCTACTGCTTCAGGGTTTTCCCCAACTATCTTCCAATTTTCTTTCCAGAATAAATCTTTATATTTATTCATCGCTTGACGGATATATGAATCGGTATCTACCGCTTGCATAATTCTGTCAAAGTCGTATGGCGATGGCTCAAATGTTGCTCTAGTATTATACCAGTAAACTGAACCATGGTAACCAAGGGCAAGCGATGCCACTCTCATGACCTTACCCAAAGTACCTACGTCTTCAGGCTCTATAGTTTTTGCTACAAAGTTACCACTGTTAAAATCGTCTATCTGACGAAATGGTAAATAGTCTAATAATGGCATTTGGGGCTCCCGTATAAATCTAATAGAATAGTACTTATTAGATTATATTTTTATAAGTTAGTTACCCTGCTCAAGGCCAGCTTTATTAAAGGCATTCTTAATAATAAGATCTTTTACTGCTTCAAGCCAAAAAACGGTTTCGGCTTCAGCGAAATCGCTTCTATAAGAAAGGTTCTGTTCACTGATCTTAATTTCTACAGAAAAATCTTTCTTTTCTTCAGTTGTTTCTACTACATCACTCATAATTTTGTCCTTTTAGTTTTCTTATAATGTTTGATTGCTGTTTAATTGTAGCTTCCTTAATAACCAATTCGGTCATTAAGCTGCTAAGTTTTTCTTGAAAAGTTGCTATTATAATATTAACATCTAAGTTTGAATCTTCATCATTAATATTTTGAATGCTTGAAGGCGTCAAATTTTCACCTGCTCTTATTCTAGACATTCTATTAGTATATCACGAGTTTAGTCTAGACTCAAGTTCTTCGACTTTAGCTGACAACTCTTGAACAGATTTGACTAAAAGAGGAATTATTTCAATTGTATTCCACATAGCTGGCTTCCAAGCGTTTATATCAAAAATACCACCTTCTTGATCCCACGGTAGTTCATGTGATGGTGGTTGAAATGTCACCAGTTCGGGTTGTGCTTCAAGAACTTCTTCCACTATGAAACCATAAGATCTATTTAAACTCATAAGATCTTTAGCTTGATCGGTCCATGGTTCATTTGTTACTGGATCTATTTCTCCCATTTTCCAGCTAAAAATTCTTGGTCTTAAATTATTAATTACAGAAAGACCATCTGGCATGTCTTGTATATTTTCTTTAAACTCTCTCAAAGAAGTAAATCTAACTATTCTTTCAACACCTTGTCCACCAAGTGATTGAGCATAAAGTGGTCCGACTCCACCACCCGCTGTTGGAAAACTGCCTTGGGCTCTATAGGAATAACCGTTTTCTACCGTGATATTTAAGCAGTCGATTGTTGATCCTGAAATAGCCCCGCCAAAAGTGCCGGTAGAACCTGAAATATCACCGTTTACAGAAAGCGTTGCCCCGTTCCAGGAAATCGATCCAGAACCAAGGCTAAATGTTCCGTTATTTAAGTCTAAATAACTTGTATTTCCAGGAGAAGCTAATAAACCAGTTCTTATTACATCTCCAGATATCTGTGTTAAAAAACCATTATTATCAACGCTAATGCCAGCTCCACCAATTGTTATCTTATTACTAGCTGTGTTGAACGCATCGTCCGCATATTGATACGCAGCATCAGCTGTGCTAGACGCAGCATTTGCTTCATTGTATGCATTTTGAATTGTGGTATAAGTTGTGCCGCCGGTAATTGCAACGTTACCTGTTATGCTTAAGGTTGCTCCATCCCAAGTTAATTTATCACCTAAAGAAAAATTGGCTTGTCCACCAGAATTTTTACCAACATAGAAAGCCGTATTGCCGCTAGCAAAAAAACCACTTCCATAATACATTGTATTGGAAGATATTGTTAAGCCACCTATAAAACCATCTTCATATATAGTGTTGCCAAATTCGTCAACAAGATCTTGAGCAATATTTGCGGCTTCTTCTGCATCAAGCACATCTGAGCCATCGCTAAGCTTTAGAGTACCCTGTACGGTAAGACTGTTACCATCCCATGTTAGTTTATCGCCCAAAGAAAATTGCTCAGTGGCATCAACATAGAATGCGGTATCCATGTTGTTGTAATTTCCAGCCCCCAAAAATATTTTACCGCCAGTAGCCAATTCGGTTAAACCTGTTAAAGTGAGACTATTAGCCGTGACATCGCCAGTGTTAGTAACCCTAAATGGAGCCACTGAAAAGCTAGTGCTATTTGAACCGCTCCACATGTTTCCATTCGAATCAACATGGAATGACGTGGCGTCTGATGTTCCTTGATCTTCACCAATATCTAAACTAGATCTAATGCTAGCGTCATTAAATACAGCTTTTCCATCTCCACTTATCTTCCAACCGGTTCCACCAAATGTAGTATTCGCTGCGGCATAGTTGTTAGATTTTAGAATGGAGTTAGCCCCAGACAAGGTTATTGTTTGTGCGCCTATTGTTCCAGCTGTTATTTTTGATGCAGTTAAGCTGCTAATATATTGGCTATCAATTAGCGGTGTTGATTGATCAGTTTGAGTTAAAGCTGTCCATGGACCAAGATTACCAGTCGTGTCTACTGATCTAACTCTGCCCCAATAAGTTTTAGCGACCGTGTCTGTACTGTTTGGTACCGCTACCGTAAAAACGTTTGCGGAACTAAAACCTGTTGAAGTAGCTGTCCCCGTGCCGGCACCATTGTCGTATAATTCATATTCATATTTGTCTATATCTAAATCATTACTAAAGTCAAAAACAAACATGACATTTTCAAATGATGCATATAGAGCTAAATTAGATATGGCGTCTGGTATCGTGGTATCTTTAGGAATTGAAACTAATATAGAATCTACGCTTTCTGAATAAGCGTTAATGTCGGTATTTTTGGTTCTGACACTAAATATATAATTCTTACCTGGTTTTAAGTTTTCAATTTTTTTTATAATCTCAGCCATTACAAAGTTGCTCCTGTGACGATTCTTCCTAATAATGAAGAACTTACTTCCTCTTTATTCAAAGTTAAATAATTATTTAAAGAAAAACTATATTTTTTTATATTTATTTTTCCATCTGAAGATAGTATATTTTTTTCATAGTTAGAAACTATTTCAAATACATAGTTTTTATACGATAAATCTGTCTTAGAAAAGACTAGCGCATCTGTGCTTTTGTTTTGATTGTACAGATCAATTTCTTCCCAATAATCTAAAACAATCTCATTATCTGCATTTTGATCAGATCCATACGGCATAATTCTTATTCTGAACTTACCGTAGTCAGGACCTTTGTCAGAGTATATCTTTATGTTTGGTCCAGTAAAAGTTCCTATTAAAGAAGCCCCTGGATTTTTAGAAACACCAGAATCCCAATTAGACTCACTGTTGACAAATGATAAATTATAGTAATTATTTGAATTTAAATCCCTTATATATGAAGAAACATTTACATCTTCTTCAGAAGAAACAAATTGTGATTCTGACTCTTCGCAAGCTTGATACTGATTATCTTGGGTTCTCTTTTTAATTAATTTTAAATTTGGAGTTTTATAATATAAACTATATTGTTTATTAATATCAATATCCTTTGAGTGATTTTCCGCTGCTTTAAAATATAAAAGATTATCAACAATTTGAGTTATTACCGGAGTTGAATCATAATTTTCAGAAGACTTATCTTCATAAACAACTAAATAAGAATCTGGATCAACGGAAGCTGTTTTGGTAAAAATTGATCCTTGTTTATTTAAAGCATAGTAAATGTCAACATCTAAATTTTCTACATCAATAAAAAGCCAAGAGTCTTTAACAATGTTTTCTTTAGCTATTGGAAAAGTTATTTTTTTCCTTAAATTAGGATAAACATAATTTCCATCTAAATCATAATATCTAAACCAAGCCATAATTAAACCTCATAAACAAAAACTTCGTATTCGTGATTGGCAGCAACATCGCCATCTTCTATCTCTATCGTTATTACAGCATCGACGACTGGTACTCCACCATCTATTATATCCTGTTGTATGTTCGTAATCTGTATAGACTTAGCCTTAGGTATGACCACAGTAGTATCTGTTCTTACAATATCGTAATCAATGTCTGTTGATTTAATTTTTTGGCTACCGTCATTACCCGTATGCGCGTGACCAGATAGTGAAACTCCGTCTATCCTCATGCCAGGATCAACGGAAATATTCCCAGTTATTGTTCCGCCATCTTTTAGTAAATATTGTGGGTGATGATTTTCAGTTAGGTTATGTAAGCTTGCATGATCAGAAATTAAATCACTTTGATCTTTATAAGTTATATGAGAGTTCTTATATATTTCAGAATAATTATCTTCTGTTATTGTTTTGCGAATAACTTTTTTATTTTGTCCCTTAAATGAAAGTTGAAATATATAATTAGAATATCTTCTTTTTTGTTGAATTAAATCTAATAATTTTTCTACTCTAGATCTTATAATTTGATTTCTTTGTATCAAGTCACTAAGTATCATCCCAAAGTTTGCGTTTATCACATTTGTGGCTATAACTAACTCTTCTGTTAAAGTCGGAAATCTAGACGCAAATGTTGTTGTATAGAAGTTTGCCTCCATGGGGGAAACTATCTTTGTTTTAAAATTTAATGTTTGCGATAAATATCTGTCATAAAAAATACTGCAGTTGTCTACATAATCTCTTTTTAGGTTGTTTAATAAACTTGCGATTTCTTCATTTAAAGCTTCTAGTCTAATCGAAAAAAATGCTTGGAATTCAACGGCTTGTTTTTCTGTGATTTGATCCAACTCGGAAGCTGTGATTTCTCCTGGTGATGATGAGATCGATTGGACAATGCGTTTCGTGCATTGTGCTGCGACCTTTGCCCATGCGTCAAATTGTACTGCGACTTCTTTTTGTGAGTCATCTTCATACTGCTCCTGGAAATTTATTAATATAAAATTTTTAATATAAAAAGCTTCATTTAACATTGCGTTTAATAAATTCCTATAATTTAACAAATAAGAAAAAACGCTTTGTGAACAAATTTGGTTAAACTCGGCTATAAATCTTCTGGCAACCGTAGACATAGATCTTTCGGCGTATTTATATTCTTCAAAGGAAACAAAGTCTGGTTCCGGCAGTTTGACGTCGTTATATTTGCATAATTCCTCCCAAAGTTTTGTGTGACATTCTTCCATATTTGGAGTTAATTTTTGATCTAGATAAACTTTATATAATATATTATCTATGGACTTAATCGTTTCTTGAATGTAATTATATGTTTGAAAAGATTGATTTTTTAAAAAGTTTAAATCAACTGTCATACTTGGTATTAAGCTGTAATCAAGATTTGTTGGGATACTATTGGCGTATTTATTTACAGTAATGTCGTCTCTTGTTTCTTCTTCAAAAAAAGATACGTCCGTTTTATAGCCACCAAATATGTCACTGGTTGGACCAAAATTATTTTCGATGTTGTTAATAGACATAATTAAAACATCTTTCTTTTACCGTTAGATATAACAGAACTTTTTTTTCTAAACTTAGTTGCAGCCAAACCATCATTTCTGCCAACTATTGCATACTTTGGTTTTTCTTCTTCATCTTGGACCGTATTAACCTTTGGCATGTAAAAGTCGTTAGAGAAAGTTTCGGTATTCATAGCATAGTTACCTTTTGAAAATTCTCCATAGTTTTGGGTTATGGCTAAAAGTGCCAACATTAAAGCGTCGTGCGCGTGGTCCATTGCAGTTCCGCTTGCTTCAAATATTGGTCTTCCAATTTGAGTTGTTCTTATCACAACATATGAAATTA